GATGGTACAGGAGGTACATCGGGAATAGATGGCACTAGCGGCTCAAGTGGGTCAGGTGGTACTAGTGGGTCAAGCGGAATAGACGGCACATCGGGCACAGGAGGAACTAGCGGTACAGATGGTACTGGCGGTACTTCAGGTACAGATGGTACAGGTGGTACTAGTGGAACTTCAGGGTCTAGTGGGTCTTCAGGTATTGATGGTACTTCAGGAGTAAACGGTACATCAGGTATTGATGGAACTAGTGGCTCATCAGGTAGTTCAGGTACAGACGGAACAGGCGGCACATCGGGTACTACAGGTACTAGTGGCACGTCAGGGTCATCAGGATTAACAGGATCATCAGGTACATCAGGTACTAACGGTAGTGCAGGTACATCAGGTGCTCAAGGAATATCTAGTGGTAGAATATATTATTTAAACTACTCACAAGCAGGTTCTATATCCCCATACAAAAATTTGAGTGAGGAGCCTACAACATTGCCAGCTCCGTCTATTGTACCTGTATCTTTAGTAGCAAATGAGCAAGATAAATTAGTAGCTCAATTTATCACAGAAGAATTAGGATTTACTATTATCCCCGCAGGTGTTCAAAGATTCACTTTAGAATATTTAAAAGAAGACCAAAGCGATAATATATCTACATATGCTAGTGTTCAGTTTACCCAATCAAACGGAACACTTATTGGTAGCCCTGTATTAACAAATACAGCTCCATTAGCTTGGGTTAACGCAACAACTCCTACTAATGTTTTTGTAGATGTAGTTTTTGCAACTACACCTATTGACCCAACATGGAAAGTATTAGTTAGTTTATATGTAAACAATGATGACAATCAATTAAGAGCATTAGATTTTTACACAGAGAACTCTGAGTACTCTTATGTAATTACATCAATAGGATTTGAGTCAGGCACCTCTGGTACATCAGGTTCAAGTGGTGTTAACGGAACTAGTGGCTCGTCAGGACTTACAGGTTCTTCGGGTACTAGCGGAGAATCAGGAACTAGTGGCACCTCAGGAGCTGACGGTACAAGCGGAGTAAGCGGCACTTCAGGAGTGAGTGGCACGTCAGGAGTAGATGGTACAAGCGGTGTTAGCGGTAGCAGTGGCACGTCAGGCGAAAGCGGTAGTTCCGGCACTTCAGGTGCAGACGGAACTTCAGGTGTATCGGGGACCTCAGGCGTTAATGGTACTTCAGGTGTAGACGGAACGAGTGGTGTGTCTGGGACAAGCGGTGTTAGTGGCACCTCAGGTGTAAATGGAACTTCAGGAGTAAGCGGAAGTTCAGGAACAAGTGGGGTTAATGGTACTTCAGGAGTATCTGGTACGTCAGGTGTGAACGGTACTAGTGGAGTTAACGGAACCTCAGGCACGTCAGGTGTGAACGGAACCTCAGGATCATCAGGAACAACTCCAGTTGGTCAGATTACAGGTACGCTTACAACTAATACAATACCTAAAGCTACAGGTACTAATACAATTGGTAATAGTATTATTACAGAAGTAAGCAATGCTATTACTGTGTCAGGTGCTGCTGTAGATAATGCTGTTGCTAGTTTTATTAATACAGATGCAGGTAGTAACGGTATATATGTTAAGGCAGATGGATTTTCTTTTAAATCTGAGCCATTATCAATGGTTGGAGGTGTTACTCTAAACTCAGATGGTTCAGCCTCATTCAGCGGAGATATTACTGCTAATAAGTATATTAAGATAGGTGGTACATCAACTCAATACTTAATGGCTGATGGTTCTGTATCAAATGGAGCGGATGGTTGTGCTGTTATTGTAGCAGGAGGAGGCACTGCTTCATCTGTTAGATGTGGGGTATCAAATACTTCGGCTGGTAATTGTAGTGCTTCTCTTGGAGGTAAAAGTAATACAGCATCTGGAGATATATCTTTTGTTGGTGGTGGAACAGGTAATACTGCGTCTGCATACACAGCTACTGTTGTTGGTGGATTTCAAAATACAGCAATAAATACTTATTCTTTCATTGGTGGTGGATATAGAAATACTGCATCAAGTAATTATGGTGTAGTAAGTGGTGGTTATCGTAATATAGTTTGCGGTCTTGGCTCAACAGTTTCGGGAGGATATAAAAACATTTTAGTTGCACAAAACGCAACCGCAGGTGGTGGTGTATGCAATATGATATGTGGAGCAGATGTTACCTGTGCAGCAGGTGCTACAATTGCTGGTGGTATTGGTGGTAATACTGTAGGTGGAACATATAGTCTTGCTTTTGGATATTTCTCTGTTGCTCCAACAGCTATATGTGCAGCAGGTCAATTTTCTACTATTGCTGGAGGATTTCAGAATAGGTCTACAGGAGCTTGCTCTTTTGTAGGTGGTGGTTCTCTAGTTTGTGCAACAGGTTGTATATCAACAGCAGTAGGTGGTGCAAATAATAGATCATCAGGACCAAGAGCATTTGTTGGAGGTGGTTCAGCTAATACTGCATCAGGATATATTTCTGTTGTATCTGGTGGAGATACCAATGTAGCAAATAACAATTATGGAGTTGTTAGCGGAGGTGCTGTTAATACAGCATCAGGCACTTATTCAACTGTAAGTGGTGGTTATAGAAATACAGCTTCTGGTGCAAGGTCTTTTGTTAGTGGCGGTCAGTGTAATACCGCATCAGGACTTCGTTCAACAGTGGGTGGGGGTTTTGGGAATTTAGCATCAGGAGAAATTGCTGTTGTATCAGGAGGTCAGAGTAATACTGCATCAGGCGATAGAACAACGGTTGGTGGAGGCATTTCTAATACGGCAAATGCTTTTGCTGCTACAGTTTCAGGCGGACAAAGTAACACAGCATCAAATAATTATACAGTTGTGTCAGGAGGTCTCTCAAACACTGCTTCAGCATTTACATCAACTATTGGTGGTGGCAGAAATAATTCTGCTACAGTTGATGACGCAACTGTTGGAGGAGGTTTAGGTAATACAGCTTCAGGTTATAGGTCAACAGTAGCTGGTGGTAGAGCTAATACAGCATCTACTACTCACGCTAGTATTGGGGGTGGTTTTGGTAATACATCTTCCGCAGCTAATTCAACAATTGGCGGGGGGTGTACGAATATTTCTTGCGAAAACTCTTCTACAATAGCAGGTGGTAGATTTAACTGTGCATATGGTGTAGCATCTGCTATTTCAGGTGGTGAATATAGTAAAGCAACAGGAAACTATTCATTTGTAGGAGGAGGTTCAGGAACTACAGCATCAGCGTATATGGCTGTTGCAGCTGGTGGATATGGTAACCTAGCATCAGGGGATAGTTCTTTTGTTGGTGGAGGTGGTCGTCCTGGAGTAGATAAAAATTTAGCTTCGGGAGCATTTTCAGCAGTAGTAGGAGGATGCGCAAATACAGCATCAGGTTCTGCAAGTGCAGTAGGAGGAGGATGGAACAATAGATCAATAGGTATTTATTCGGGTGTTAGTAGTGGTAGAGGTAACATTAGTTGTGGTTCTTATTCTACTATTAGTGGAGGATATGCGAATTTTATAGGTAGTTTGTCTTGTTTCTCAGCAATTGCATCTGGATTTGGAAATACATCTACGGGTGATATGTCATTTATTGGTGGAGGTCAAAGCAATGTAGCTTCTGGAGGTTGTTCTACAGTTGCCGGTGGTAGAGTAAATACAGCTTCTGGAGGTTATTCTGCAATAACTGGTGGTAGACAAAATACAGCAGATAGTGGATACGCTTTCGTGGGAGGCGGTTTTGCTAATTGTGCAAACAATTCATTTGCTACTGTTGGTGGGGGTAGAGGAAATGCATCTTGTGGGGCTTATTCAACTATTAGTGGAGGATATGCTAATTCAGCATCAGGCGTTTGTTCTTTTGTAGGAGGTGGACTTCAAAATTCAGCATTTACTTTGGGGTCTGTAGTAGTTGGTGGTACAGGTAATAGAGCTTGTGGACCGCATAAATCTGCAGTAGTTGGTGGGGCAAGTAATACTTCATCAGGATATTATGCATTTATTGGTGCAGGATATGCAAACTGTATATGCGGTGTTTATGCAGGTACAATTTCAGGAGGTTATACAAACACAATCGCAGCAGGTGTTCATGGATTTGTTGGTGGAGGTAGAGGGAATGTGGTTTGTGGAAATCATTCAGCTGCTTTAGGTGGAATTGGAAACGTAGTCACAGGTAATTGTACAGGAGCATTTGGTTCAGCTCTTACAGCATCTGCAGCATTAACATTCTACTCAAATAATTTCTGTGCTTGTGGAAATATGAATGCTACTGCATTCTTTGAAACATCAGATTGTAGATTAAAGAACATTCATAACACATTTAGTGCTTACGATGGAATCCATTTTAGTCAATTCTCTTGGAAGACAGACTCTGATAATAAATCTTGTTATGGTTATATTGCACAAGAAGTAGAAAAGATTCTTCCTAATGCAGTACACAATAACGTAGAAGGATTTAAGCAAGTAGATTACAACCAAGTAAATACTTACAAGTTATCTAAATTAGAAGAAAGAATTGCTAAGTTAGAAGAGAAACTTAAAAAATACGAAGAATAATGTCTTGGGCAGGTTTAGCAAGTAATCAAACTGTTAGTTGGGCAAACTTACAAAATGCAGTGGACAACAATGTATTTATACAGATTGGATTGATACCACCATCGGGTATACCTAGTAATAGAGAAATAACAAAAACAGGTGCGTTATCAGCAGTTGACATTGAGGCAGCCCCATTAGCAGGCAAGAGTAATAATCAGTTAGTAGTAAAGAGTAATTTAGTGGCTACTCCTGCTACCTACTATCAGCTTAATAACTGCTCAGGTGGTGCTGCTGCTTGGACAAAAATTGCTCCTGCATTAGGAGTGGGACAGAGATATGTGCTACCTGGTATGAGCCCAACATTCTATACTTATAGCGGAGTATCACAAACTACGTTACCAGCAGGGTATAACGGATCAATACAAATAGTATCAGGACAAACAGGTTGTCCATAAAAATTAGTAATTTTAAAAAAGTTAAACAATTATAAAAATGTTAATAGCAAAAATCAGCCCAGCGGCACAAATCGTAACAGAATCAGACCCATTTGCTCCAGTAACAACTATAGCAGAATACATGGCAGCAGTTGCTCGTCCATATGCTTTAGGTGCAACAATGGTAAACTTTCAAGTTACTTATGGAATATTGGTTCCAGCTCCAGAAGGTTCTCCTGTAGGAACACTTGATTCATTTCAAGGACAATTAAATACATATGTAACTTTATCAGGAGACCAATTAACTTCTTGGGGTATTGATGATACGGTTATCTTAAATGAGATTGCTGGTGTTGTTGGAACAACTGTTGTTGAGACACTTACTGTTCAGTCAGACAGCTTTTAGTATTTGATTATCTCGTAGAATATATTTAAGTTTGTACAATACAATTAAATATATTCCATGAATATCATCTTTCAAATTAATGGCGGTATTGGCAAGGTGATTGCTGGTACTGCTATTTGTGCTTCTATCAAGTCTAAATATCCTGATGATAAACTTATTGTTGTATCAGGATACCCCGAAGTGTTTCTTGGTAACCCCCATGTAGACCGTGCGTATGCATTTGGTCAACAGCAATACTTCTATCAAGAGTATATTGAGAAGGAAGATATTATTATATTTGCTCACGATCCTTATCTTGAAGCTAAACATATCAAGAATGAAGAACATCTGATTGAGACATGGTGTAAGTTATATGACTTACCTGTTGTACGAACTGTTGGTGAGTTGTTCTTAACAAAAAGAGAGATTGATTTCTACTCAGCCAAGTATTCATCTGATAAGCCAATGTTGCTTATGCAGACCAATGGCGGTTCGCCTTCTGATTTAAAATATTCTTGGGCTAGGGATATCCCTAGTTACTTTGTAGAGAATGTAGTCTATAGATTTAAAGACGAATATAACATTGTTCACATCAGAAGAGATGACCAGCCTCGGTATGATGGCACTTTTGGTGTATCAGATAACTTTAGAGGATTATTAGTACTTATTCAATTAAGTGACAAGCGTTTATTAATGGATAGCTTTGGGCAACACGCTGCTGCTGCACTCAATAAGCCATCTACTGTTCTTTGGATATGCAACAAACCTAATGTATTTGGCTACGATATACATACAAACATCCAAGCAAATCCTGAAACAATTACACCCGAACTACGTAACTCATACTTGAACAAGTATAACATCTCTGGTGAACCAGTAGAGTTTCCTTACAACGCAGAAACAGAAATGTTCTCTGTGGATCAAATTATAAAATCAATCTAATGGAACAAATATTCTATCAATCATCTTTACCTAGGTCAGGTTCTACTCTATTACAAAATATACTAGCACAGAACCCTGATATCTATGCGACCCCTACATCTGGCATGTTAGAGCTTATCTTTGCTGCTAGGGGGAATTACACCGACTCACCTGAGTTTAAGGCTCAGGACGCAGATTTAATGCGTACAGGCTTCCAAGCATTTTGTAAGGAAGGGATGGATGCGTACTATAATGCTATTACAGACAAAAAGTATGTGGTAGACAAATCTCGTGGTTGGGGCATCCATTATGACTTCTTGCAATTTGTAAGAGGTGAGCAACCTAAGATTATTTGTATGGTCAGAGACCTAAGAGATGTGTTTGCTTCTATGGAGAATAACTATCGCAAAAATCCTGACAAGGCGGATAGTATACTAAATTGGTCGACTATGCAGGGTACTACTGTTCCTAAGCGTATTGACATATGGGCTCAAGGTGCCCCTGTTGGTATGGCTATCGAAAGGCTCTCTGAAGTCTATAGACTTGGTATAGATAAGAATATGTTATTTGTTCGCTTCGAAGACTTGTGTTTATATCCAGAGAACACAATGCTTAAGATATATAAGTATCTTGACATTCCTGCATTTGAGCACGACTTTGATAATATTGAGCAAGTAACTAAAGAAGATGACGAGATATACGGATCATTCGGTGACCATATCATCAGAAAGAAACTTGAGCCTGTTGCTTCTAGAGCTAAGACATTATTAGGTAAAGATGTGACAGATTGGATTTGGAATAATTATCAGTGGTTCTTTGATAAGTTTAGATATACAAAATGACAGTCGAAAGAAAAAGACATATAGCTAAAGCATTAAGTTATAGAGTCATAAGCACATTAATAGGATTTATTGTTATACTTATCGCTACAGGATCAGTAGAACTGAGTGCAATGTTTAGTATTGCTGAGTTGTTTTGGAAGCCTGTACAGTATTATGTACATGAGCGTATATGGTATAGATGGATTAATTACGGATTAAAGAAATGATAGTAGTATTATTCGGTCAGCCTCATTCAGGCAAAACCACATTAGGTGAGTTAGTTAGACAATTTACGCAACTAAAAAAACATACTGAAGTGCATCACTTAGATGGAGATGAACTAAGAAAACTGTATGATAATACCGACTATAGCAAAGAAGGTCGTATATCTAATCTAAATAGAGCAAGTGATATTGCTGCTTATTTAGATTCTAAAGGATTAGATGTGGTGATGTCACTAGTCTATCCATATATAGAAGCAAGAACATATTTAAATGCTCTTGTCCCTAATGTAAAATGGATATATCTAACTTACGATGGAGAAAGAGGTAGAGAAAAGTTTCACGTCAAAGACTTTGATTATCCTATTGGAGAAGATGTAATTACAATAAATACATCTTATCAATCAGTCCATGACTCTCTAGTTCAGATACTACATCTTGTGCAACAATAGATTTTTGACATTCAAAATGTCTAGGAGTGTCTTTCCAAATTGGGCACCAATCCCAATCTCCTGCATCAAATTTGAAATTGCGATTATTCCAACACCCATTACAAACATTCTTATTTGTAATGCGTATGCACTCAAACTCGTGGTCATCTGCAGCGAAGTTATTAATCATAACTACTTGTTTCCCTAATGCCCAAGCGAGCCAGCTCACGCCACTCCCTAGCCCAATAAAGAACTCACTATGGTGAATGATAGCCATCGTCTTTTGAATGTCTTTATTAATAATTTGCTCACAGTTATCAAACGGGTTTTCTTCTAGCGAAACATTTATTACTCTATAACCTTTGTAGGATAAGTAGTTTATTAGCTCTTGCCATCCTTCTTTTGTCCAAAACTTACAGCCAGCTGTAGAGTTAGTAGCTATGGTAATATATTTGCCATAGTTATTATTACCAGCATCGTACTTTAACTTTGGCTTAATCTCCTCAAACTCAAGTCCTAGAATGTTGGTTGCGGCCTCTTGTAGCTTAATGGTATTAGGTAGCATAGGCTCTTTGTTTGAATCATAGAACCAACCAATGTTATATTGAGCATAAATATTGGGCACAACGGTTCCAGGTTCTACTAATTCTATCTCAGGAATGTCTAGTATTTTATTTAAAAAAGTTGACATTATTACTTTACACTTATGCTTATTTTGAAACTCTAAAGCGTATGGAGCAAAAGCAATTGTATCGCCTAATGACTTACTAGATAAAGCGATGTACACACGTTTACCTTCTAGGTCAAGTACATTGTCGTGTATTAGTCTACCATCCATATAGACTTTACTGTGCCATTTAGTATAGTATTGTCTGTTTAATTTGACCCAACTATTTGATCCGATAGTATTCTCGTATACTAACTTATCGCCATCAAAGTATTGCACCTTAAATTCTGCTTTCACTCCTGACTTAATTTCTAGGTATGGCTGACCAACAAAGTGCTGGATGATGGTTACATCTTGTTCTTGTTTGTCTAGTGTCATTACTTTGTTGTAGAATGCGATTTGCTTATCTGTGAATATATCTGTGGTATTATCTGTAGGTACAGTATAATTGCTATTGATAGTATTTAGGTCAGTGTCGATAGGTTGAATGTACTTATCAAACATCGAGCCGTACTGTGGCAGGTTGTGAGCAATGATTGGCTTATTATAAGATATAGCCTCACGTAATACTAATGGGTTGCACTCCCACGTAGAATTGAACATAAAGATATCTGCCATCTTAATGAACCTGTGTGCATCATTTCTCTCCAACCACACGTGAACATTAGATGGCAAATCCTTCATTAATGGCTCCCAGTAATGCTTGAAATTAATAGCTTGGTTTCCGATAAAATGAAAGTCCATATCAGGATACTTTCTAGCTATCTCAATCCCCTCAGCTTGGTTCTTACCAGGAGTCCAAAGACCTACGTTGACTACGTTTATTTTGTTTGTATAAAAAGGATTATCATACGTCTCACTTGTTCTGTCATCAATTGGAAACTCAATCACCTCTTTGTAAGATGGAGATAAAGCGAATGTTTCTAAGTGATATGGCGTACAGAAGTAGTACGCATCAGGATGAAATATCTTTTCTATGTCGTGTTTAAATGACACGTCGTGACACGTCTCTACGATTCTATAAAGTCTATCTTCTTTGTAGAGTTCTGATATCATATCACGATTAAAGCGTTCAGCTGGCTCGTGAATGTGAACAATATCGGGATTGAATTTCGAGATGATGTTAAACAACTCCATCTTATCCTCGTGCAAGGTATGAAACGGAACTAGTTCTTTGATTGCATTTCTTTGCACGACATAGTCTAAGCTATGGCATTGATATTCTACTACCTCAATCTCGAATGTCTTATAAAGAGTTTGAATACTCTTTAAAACAAAACCGGGCATCCCTCCAGTTGAGCAATGTGGAATTAAGTATAGTAGCTTCATATGCTAAAATTAAAATATAATTAGTACTTTTACAAAAAAATATAATACAATGGATAAATTAACACAAGACGAGTTGGACCGTTTCAGAGCGGCTCACACAGAAATCAGAAATCTTCGCAATGCTTTAGCAGACGCTGAGATTCAAATCCACAACACCAAGTTAGAGAAGCAATCTGTTTTAGCTCAATTAGATGTAGCTGGTGCAACGCACGTTAGCATTCAGCAAGAGCTACACGCTAAGTATGGCGATATCACGATTGACTTTGCTACTGGAGAAATCAAGAATAAAGATGGTAATTCGTAAGATATCAGTTGGTGCAGATTATAAGAATGCAATGAATTATATGCATAATCAATCTGTGTTACAAGGAAACTATAAGATACATTTGATTCGTCAGACCGATGCAGGAGATATTGAAATCTATATCGAGGCTAATGATGAGGTGGTCTTATGGAAAAAGATTAATGGCAACATGCCATTCTTAATTGAATATAATATAGATTTCTAATATGAAGTCCCCATTTTACTTTATAGTGCAACCCCGTGATGGCAAGAGATATGACAACACGAGGGGAGAGCTCATTATTTCTACATCGAAAGAAGACCACCTTGCCACTATGCGTGAGGCTGTTGTTATCTCTACGCCTATTGGATACGAGGGTCCTGTTGAACCAGGTGATACGGTCATTGTGCATCACAACACTTTTAGGTTATACTACGATATGCGTGGTAGAGAGAAGTCTGCTTGGAATTACTTCCGAGAGGATTTATACTTTATTGACGATCCGTACGCATACAAAAAGCCTGGTACTGATTGGGTAGGTATTGGTCGCTACGTGTTTATTTCTCCTGTGGAGAATGACTACACAGGCATCCTTACTGCGGACGCAGAGAAGCCTCTTGTAGGCACGATAAAGTACCCGAATGAAGAAGTACTAGCATTAGGATTAAAAGAGGGTGACACGGTCACGTTTGAGCCTGAGAGCGAGTATCCATTCTATATTGACGGACAGAAAGTGTACCGTATGTATACTAAGAATCTAACAATTAAATTAGATGAACAAAATAACTGAGTTAAAGAAACGCATCATTGACTCTGGGTATAAAGCCGTTGAGGAGTTAATTAAGGTTGCTGAGGAAAAGATTGTCACCCACATGGATGATGACTTGTCTGCAGACAAACTTAAAAACGCAGCGGCAGCAAAGAAATTGGCCATCATGGATGCTTTTGAGATTCTTAAAAGAGTCGAGGAGGAGAATAATATTATTGAGGGAGTAGTTGGAAACTCTGCACCTACTAACCGTGGGTTTGCAGAACAAAGAGCAAAGACTAAATGAGTTTATTCTATATTGATGAGTCTACCGTTCCTGAGAAGATTCTTGCAAAAAGAAATGCAAAGAAAGATTGGGAATATGGTTGGGACCCTGAGTACGACTTTGTGGTCGTGTCCAAAGATGGCACGATCGGAGAGGTCTATAATATCAGTGGGCTAAGAGTTGCCCTGCCATTAGCTCCAGACAATGTTGACTACGATGGCAACAAGTGGAAAGCCACAGAGCTACCTAAAGAACTATCTCGTATCAAGACCATCTTTGATTGGAACCGTCGTGACAATTCATTTAAGTCTCAATGGGTAGACTACATCGAGAAAGAGTTTGACAGACGTGAGCTAGGCTATTGGTTTATCAACAATAGTGAGAAGACTTACATCACAGGTGCACATTATATGTACTTACAGTGGTCAAAGACTGACGTAGGTCATCCTGACTTCCGTGAATCAAACAGAATATTCTTTATATTTTGGGAAGCGTGTAAGGCTGACAGCAGATGCTTTGGCATGTGCTACCTTAAGAACCGTCGTTCAGGTTTCTCTTTTATGGCTTCATCAGAGGCTGTCAACATTGCAACCTTAGCTAAGGATGCACGTATAGGCTTGACATCTAAGACAGGTCCCGATGCAAAGAAGATGTTTACCGATAAGGTAGTTCCGATTGCAAATAACTATCCATTCTTTTTCCAACCTGTGCGTGACGGTATGTCTGCACCAAAGACAGAACTTGCATTCCGTGTTCCAGCTTCTAAGATTACTCGCAAGAATATGCACGAGGAGAACGAGGAAGAGATTGACGGATTGGATACAACTATTGACTGGCGTAACACAGCGGACAACTCTTATGATGGAGAAAAATTGTTATATTTGGTTGAGGATGAGGCTGCTAAGTTAGAGCGTCCTATGAACATAGAGAACGGTTGGCGTGTCAGAAAAACTTGTCTTCGTTTAGGGGCCAGGATTATTGGCAAGTGTATGATGGGTTCTACATCAAACGCACTCGACAAAGGTGGAGAAAACTATAAACGGATTTACTATGACTCAAACGTCAAGAAAAGAAACCAGAATGGTCAGACTATATCAGGTCTGTATTCGCTCTTTATCCCGATGGAGTATAACTTTGAGGGATATATTGACGAGTATGGTCACGCAGTCTTAGAAAGACCTGAGAAGCCTGTACGTTCGGCAGAGGGGACTTGGATAACGCAAGGGGTAATTGAGTATTGGAATAATGAAGTTGCATCGCTAAAGGCTAACCCTGATGCACTAAATGAATTCTATCGTCAGTTCCCTAGAACAGAGTCACACGCTTTCCGTGATGAGACCAAGTCATCTTTGTTTAACTTGACTAAAATCTATCAGCAGATAGACTACAATGACAGCTTAGTTCAAGACCACGTCATAACACGTGGCTACTTTCACTGGGCTAACGGAGAGAAAGACACCAAGGTTATTTGGACTCCTGATAAGAACGGTAGGTTCTTAGTATCTTGGATACCAGGGCCGGGCGTGAACAATAATTATATTACTAAAAATGGGAATAGATATCCGGGCAATGAGCATATTGGTGCGTTTGGTTGTGACCCCTACGACATCTCAGGTGCGACCTTTGGTGGATCAAACGGTTCGCTCCACGGATTGACCAAGTTTAATATGACAGGAGCCCCATCCAATACTTTCTTTTTAGAATACATTGCTCGTCCACAGACGGCAGAGATATTCTTTGAAGAGGTACTGATGGCTTGCGTGTTCTATGGCATGCCCATCCTTTGCGAGAATAACAAGGCTAGACTTTTGTATCACTTTAAGAACAGGGGCTACCGTGGGTTCTCAATGAACAGGCCCGACAAGCCAGCTCACAAACTATCATTCACAGAAAGAGAGATTGGTGGCATACCATCATCGAGCGAAGATATTAAGCAGGCCCACGCTACAGCAATCGAGACATACATCGAGCGTTTTGTGGGGTTAGACATGGAGGGTAACTACCGTCAGCCTGATGAGATAGGAGATATGCCGTTTAATAAAACACTTCAAGACTGGGCTAGATTCGATGTAAACGACAGAACAAAGTATGATGCGTCAATTAGTTCAGGATATGCTATTATGGCAAATCAAAAGCACGTATATTTGCCTGAGAAAAAAGAGTCAAAAATAAGCATTAAATTTGCAACTTACGATAACACTGGTTCCTTCAGTAGAATTAACAAGATATGAACAAACCTCTTGGAATATTAATGCCAGATACCCAATTCCCTTCGCAGTTAGCGACTGATCAGGAAAAGGCATCATGGGAATATGGCTTAAGAATTGGGCAAAGCATTTCATACGAATGGTTTGCAAAGACAGGCAACAGTTGCCGATACTATTCACAATGGATTGACTTTCACCGTATTAGATTATACGCTAGAGGCGAGCAACCAATTGCTAAATACAAAAGCCAATTAGAAGTAGATGGCGATATGTCGCACATCAACCTTGATTGGACTCCTGTTCCTATCATCCCTAAGTTTGTTGACATCGTTGTTAATGGTATGCATGACCGCTTATTTGAGGTTAAAGCATATTCACAAGATGCAATGTCAACTGACAAGCGTTCTAAGTTTCAACAAATGGTTGAGGCAGATATGGTTGCAAAGGATTTCTTATCTAAAGCTAAACAAGAGACAGGAATAGACGCCTTCAATGTCCCAGAGGAAGATTTGCCATCAAATGATCAAGAATTAAATTTATATATGCAGCTTAATTATAAGCCTGCAATTGAGATTGCTGAAGAGGAAGCAATCAATACTATTTTAGATTTAAACCATTATCAAGACGTTCGTAAAAGGGTCGACTACGATATCACAACAATTGGCATAGGAGTAGTAAAGCACTCATTTGTCCCAGGAACTGGTGTTCGTGTTGAGTATGTTGACCCCGCTAACATTGTATATAGTTACACTGAATCCCCAACATTTGACGATTGTTTCTATTGGGGTGAAGTAAAGCAAGTACCAATCACGGAACTAATTAAGATTAAGCCAGACATTACAAAAGAGGAGTTGGCAGAGATTCAGCAATTAGGAACTGCGTGGTACAATTATTATGGAATTATGCGTCCTTACCGTAGCGATATCTTTAATAGAGACGTAGTTACGTTATTATATTTTAATTATAAAACAGATAAGACTTTTGTTTACAAGAAGAAATATCTTGATAACAATGGTGTTCGTGTAATCCAAAAAGATGAAAGTTTCAACCCTCCTGAAGGAACTGAAGAAAGATTCGAAAGAATTGAGAAGAGAATTGATGTATGGTACGAAGGTATTATGGTACCTGGATCTCCTTATTTACTTAAGTGGGAGCTTGCTCGCAATATGGTTCGCCCTAAGTCTGCTTCTCAGTATGCCTTACCGAACTACATAGCTGTAGCACCAAGAATGTACAAAGGAATCGTTGAGTCATTGACTCGTCGTATGATTCCTTTTGCTGACTTAATTCAAATGACTCACCTTAAATTACAACAAGTTTTACAACGTGTTGTGCCGGATGGTGTGTTCATCGATGCTGATGGTATCAATGAGGTTGACTTGGGTACAGGTGGCTCTTACAATCCAGAGGACGCTTTACGTTTGTATTTCCAAACGGGTAGTGTTATTGGACGTAGTATGACAACCGATGGTGACATGAACCACGGTCGTATCCCAATACAAGAACTTAATACTAATAGTGGTCAAGGTAAGATTACTGCATTAATCAATGCATATAATCAATACCTAACTATGATCCGTGATGTAACAGGATTAAATGAAGCTCGTGATGGATCTACGCCTCATCCTGATGCGTTGGTTGGTGTACAGAAACTTGCAGCACTTAACTCAAATACTGCAACTCGTCACATCTTAGAAGGAAGTTTATTTATTACTCGTAGATTATCTGAAGCATTATCACTTCGTGTTGCGGATATATTAGAATACTCTGACTTCAAAGAAGAGTTTACAATGCAAATTGGTAAGTATGCCGTTGGTATGCTAGAAGAAATTAAAGACTTGTACTTGCACGACTTTGGTATCTTTATTGAAGTTGCTCCAGACGAAGAGGAAAAGGCTCAGTTAGAGGCTAACATTCAAACTGCATTACAGCGTGACCAAATTGGACTAGAGGATGCTATTGATATACGTCAAATGAAGAACCTTAAGTTAGCTAATGAGTTACTTAAGATGAAGCGTAAGGATAAGCAGAAGAAGGATATGGAGAATGAGCAAGCTAAGATCCAGATGCAAACTCAAGGTAACATCCAGTCATCTCAAGCTGCTGCTCAATCAGCATTACAAAAAGTTCAAGCAGAGGCTCAAGCTAAAGCACAACTTGCCCAGGCACAAATGAACTTTGATATTCAAAAGATGCAAGCAGAGGCTGCCATTAAGCAACAGCTAATGGAGGTTGAGTTTAATTACAATATGCAATTAAAGGGGGTTGAGGTTAATCAACTCAAACAATTAGATATGGATAAAGAGAAAGCTAAGGATGATCGCACAAAAATCCAGGCTACTCAACAATCTAAGTTGATTGAACAGCGTCAGAAAGACTTACCTGCAATGAACTTTGAGTCTGAAGAAGACTCGTTAGATGGATTCGACTTGGAGCAATTTAACCCAAGATAAATTTTATTATTACTTTTGTGCAACTAAATTAAATTAAATGGATAATATTCAAGTAAAACTTGTAGACTTTGAAGAAAAGTCTGTGCAAGAAATCGAGCAAAAGTTGCTTGAGGAGCACGAACAAAAGATGGCTGAGGTTGTGGAACCTGTTGTAGAAACACCTGCATCTGAGCCAGTTATTGAGTCACCGCAATTTGGTGACAACGACGTTCTTTCATATTTAAAAACAAAGTTCAATAAGGAGGTTAACTCTTTGGATGAATTATTTGTAGAGAAACCACAACAACAGGAATTACTTCCTGAAGATGTAAATGCTTTCTTAAAATTCAAGAAAGAGACAGGGCGTGGTTTAGAAGACTTCTATCGTGTTAACCAGGATTTTTCTAAGGTTAACCCAGAAAGACTTCTTGCTGACTACATGCGTGAGATTAATCCTGATTTTGATGATGAGGATATCGCATTCGAATATGAATCAAAATTCGGATATGATGAAGACATCGATGAAGAGAAAGATATTAAGCGTAAAAAGTTAGCATTAAAAAAAGAACTTGGCAAGGCGTCTAAGTACTTTGAGGAACAAAAGGAAAAATACAAAGCTCCCCTTGAGTCGAGGATGGAGACTTCAATTCCCGAGGAATACAAAGTGGCTTACGATACCTACAAGCAATATGTGGACCAAACTGCTACTTTTCAGCAAGAGGCTTCCAAAAAATCGGAATATTTTGTTAATAAAACAAACGAATTATTCTCTGATGATTTCAAAGGTTTTGATTTCAAAGTTGGAGATAAAGAAGTTTCTTATAAGCCAAATACTCCAGAGCAGCTGAAAGCTCAACAAACAGACATTTCCAAATTCTTCAATAATTTTGTTGATGAAAATGGATTTATTAAGGATGCTAAACAGTATCACAAAACAGTTGCTGCGGCAATGAACCCCGATGCAATGGCCAAATTCTTTTATGATATGGGCAAAGCAGATGCAATTGATGACTCAGTTCGTCAAAGCAAGAACATCGATATGAGCGTTAGAAATGCTCCACAAAATATCGATAAAGGAGGGTTTAAAGTAACAGCATTGGATGGTGACCATGGTAACAGACTTAAGATTAAATCTTTAAAAAACTAAAACCAAAAAACAAAAACAATGGCTGGATCAGTTCAAGCTACCCCGGGCTTTCAATTAGAGCCCTCAGCGGTAAAGGCAACATTGCCTACAAACTACATTACTAACTTCGATTTCTTAAACCAGTATCTTCCTGATACTTACGAGGCAGAATTCGAGCGTTATGGTAATCGTTCTATTGCATCTTTCTTACGTATGGTAGGTGCAGAATTACCTTCTAACTCTGACTTAATCAAATGGGCAGAGCAAGGTCGT